AAGGATTGTAGTCAGGAGATAATTCACTTAAGCAACCAACACCCCAACAAGTAATGAACTTGCCGTTAGCGTCCCTCTCGTTGTGTTCTGCTGTCTGGTGATGATGTCCGCAAAGCGCGGACACCTTCGTCTTCATAAACAACCCACGCGCTACGTTAACAGACGGAAGGAATTGCTTGCCGAACTCATGTCCGTGAAAGATTGAAAGTTTACCGATATTCAATTTGCTCTTGCCGTCAATCCAAGTGATGTTGTGCTTGTCTAAATGACAAAGCGAAGCAAAGTCGAAAGCGTCAATGTCAAACAACTCAGGTGCTTTTACTCTCATATAACGCCAGTAACGTTCTTCGTGGTTGCCTTCTTTGTAGTAGATGTGAGCGGTTGGGAATTGTGTACGCAGCGTGTCCACAAACTGACGCATTGCGTACAACTCGTCTTTGAATTTTCTCTTACGTGGATCTTTGACAAAGTCGCTAATCATGTGACAGTCTAACGCGTCACCATTTAGAATAACCGCGTCGCACCCTTGACGAACACCTTCGTTAATTGCAACGGTCAACGCTTCGTTGTCCTGATAAGGAATGTGAACGTCACAAAGAATTAAGAACTTCGTTCCCTTCACTTCAACGTGTCTGCGCTTTTTAGCGTAAGACTTTGGAAGGGCAAATGGGTTGAGTGGTCGTGGTTTTGCTTCAAACAATGACTTGTCCGTTGTTCTCTTTCTTTCAAGGTTACCATGCTTACCACGAATAGTGCGGATAAAGTCACGCGCGTGTTCTTCTGTTGTGTAAACTTCGGGATATTCTGCAAACAATTTCTTCGCAAGAGTGAGCGAAGGAGCGTCTTTGAATTTGGAACAAACTTCCTCAGCTATTAATCTCGCTGGTGTTTTCGGTGTTGCCATTCTTTGCTTGTTTTGTGAATCTCTCAATTACAGTACCACCAAACAAACCGCCACTTAAAATTGCGAGCGTATCGAACATCGCAATAGGAATAATGTAGGTCGTAAAAGTTGCAACATAACTAAAAGCAATTAGGTTAATTACGACAAATATAGCAATAATTCGTTTACTTGAAACTTTTGTTGAACTCGTGACCATTTCCGTCAACCACGTCTTCAACTTTTCTTTCATATTAATTTCAAAATCAATTGAACAATTAAGCCACCAACCACACCAGCAGCAGTTGCAATACCACTAAAACGAGCGACCTGCAACCTTTGGTTTTGAATATACTTGTCGTGCTTTTGAACCTTGCTAACAAGACCTTCAATCTTCATTTCGTCATCACCGATAAGAACGTGATAGATGCGGTCTATCTTCTTATTCATATTCTGCAATTCCTCGTGTATCAAAGCAATCTCGTTTTCGGTGTTCATGACTTAAAGTATAGTTGTATTTCTGCCTCTCTGCGTGTAACCAAACCCTTTAACACTTTACCGCCGCCCTTGTTCCACAAACGGAACGAATCAGCAATGGTTGCGTCGTTAGGGTTGATGTTTAGTTTCTTGAATACAGAAGAACGTTTGAAGCCACCTGTACCGATGTTGTACGCAAGTGAAACACACGCGCTAAATTGATTCTCGTTGAGTGGTTTCAAAATAAAGGGAGTGATTGAAACTGCGAACTGGTCAATGATAAACTTCGCTAATTCGTCAGCACGTTGCTGCGTTATAACGTCGCCTTCTTTCACCTTGTCGCCATTCTCGTAGAAAGTATTTCCAAAGCCAATAGTCCACACGTTAGCAGGACATTTGTACGCTTTCAATCGACAACCTTCAAAACGCTTTATTAGAGCGTATCCTTCTGCGTTAACTTTCATTCACCAATCTTTTTATTTGTTTCTCTTTTCGAATTAAATACTTACGGAATTTCTCCTCGTAAATCTTTTGTTTTACCATGTCCTTTTTGCGTCCCCTTGTAGCCATGTGTTTTGTTATTCGTTATCTAAACCATCCTAAACCTGGTCTTCTATATTCGTATGGTTGTCTATCACGTCCAGAACTAATCTCAAAAGCGTTTGACGGATAAACATTTGTCTGTGACCAAATTTGGTTTGTTGTGTTTGTCATGTACTCAGGAAAGTCTGCGCTGTTATGACACAAATAATCAACCATGCGTTGCGTGTAAAACATAGCTTGTTGACGCGCTTGGTCACGATAGTTCTGCAAGTCCGTTTGTGAGATAGGTTGAGTGTCCTCGCTTGTGCGAATAACTAAACTTCCGTTGTCCGTTTTAACGTACAAATGCGGAAGCACTTCGTACATCGTCCACCACATTATCATACGACGCAAGTAATTGTCAAGAAGGGTTGCGTATGCGCCTGTAATATCGTCGTTTACAACATCTTCTTTGATGCGGTTGTACAAATCAGTACCCAAATACAACTGTGCATACTTGTCCTGCGACAAATAGATAGCAGGATATAGAAGCAACGGATCAACCGAGCCGTTTATCCAAGTATATTTTTTGATGTAGTTTTCGTCAATGAGTAGAACTTCGGGTTGTAGTGCCATTTTTTATGAGTATTTAAGTGAACCTCGTGAGGGTGTGTTAATTGGAGCAACACCTTCCGCTCCTTTTTGTGGTACAAATGGATTGTTACCAACTCGCTTGTCGTTATTTAATCCGTCGTTAGGAAGTACACGACCTTTTGAATCTCTTTTACGAATGTAGATTTGACGCTTCCAAAAATGGTGACAAAATGCGCCACCTTTCCAAATAAATATATTGTAAGTTGAACTGCCTTCTGGAGCAAACTCTCCGTTTATTCCCGCGTCGCTCATATCTTGAATGTCTTCATATCTAAATGACAAACCCGACTGTGATAAGTCAACCATTTCTTGACAAAACTCACGACTATTTTCGCTTAAGTTTTGAGAGTAAGCGTAACGCAATTTATAAAGTCCTGTATCTCCAAAAGGCGACCTTTCGTCAGCGTTTGCGTAGGTACGCGCACTCATGTATTCTTGACGGAAGTTAGCCTCGTTTTCGGGTTCTGTTATATCTTCTTCGCTCAACAATTCCCACTCATCTAAATCGACTAATTCAGCTTTCTCTTTTAGCGCGTTAATCCAAAGGCGACCTTGCTCATCTGAAAAGTCATTCTCAGCAGCAACTACTTTTTTTTTTAATTCAGCAGTTTGAACCGTTGGTTGAACAACAACTACTTCGTCGAATACGCTGTTCATTGTGATAGTTAAATCACTTCCAAGAATAGGCGCAAATGTATTTGTGATAATTCTTTGGTATGGCTTGATTACTTGGTTGTTGAATATCTCCATTCCAACAAGCATTTCGTCCTTATTCGAACCGAAGCCTGTTGTATCTCTAATTCCGTGAATCAATGGCGAAACAACACGGTGTCCAACCATGATTTGCTTCGCTGTTTCTTCCGATAAGAATTGATATTGTTTGTCAGCGTCCGACAAAGGAAATGATTCGATTGAAGGAGCGCGTGTAGGATCTTCGTTAAACGTCATTAAGAACTTTCCTGCATTACTTGCACCGCTCAAACGTTGTTCCCACTCACGACGTATTGCCTCGCGTTCCTCTTTCTGCGGTATGCCGTTTAAGAAGTTTATAATGAATGAAGGGAATAATCCGTTTAAGATATTGTTAACGTGGTATAGTCCCATTTGATAAGACAACTCAACGTAATTCAACGCACCGAAGTAGTCTGGTTTAGCGTAGTACGAACTTCCTGCCATCATGCCGTGTGCGTAAATAACTTGACGCGGTTGTTCTTCCGCCTGTGAAGGATTGAACGCAGGAATGAACTCAGGCTTTCCTTTTTTGCTGCGTGTATTTGCCCAATCTTTTGAGTACCAAATGCCTGTGATGTCATCTTCTTCTTTGTCGTAAGCTAAACGACAATTCTCAAAAGGTAAGTGGTTGATTTTAACAACGCGAGTGAAGTCCATTGACCATATCACTTCGGCAACGAACGCACCTTGAAGTTTTAAGTCGAATGCAATACCTTGCAAAGCATTGTCTAGAATCGTTCCTGTACCTTTTCCTTCAATCATATACGCAATTGAGTTCGTCAATGCGTTATGAATAGGGCTGTTATAATAAAGCGTTATAAGGTGCTGAGGAAATAAGTTGTTGAAACCGTAATCAATCCAACCTGCGCGATTGTCTTTTTCAACCGCTTCAACTGGTTGGTATGCCGAAAGATTGATTTGTTGAATGTTGCTCATATTATGCACCTGTATATATTACGTCAACGGGAATCGTTGGCGAAGAAACGTCGAAGTAAATTGTTCCGTCTTGAAGAATCATCGAACCACGTTCAACAAGTCCAACAACGGAAGCGTTTGTCGGATCTAAATTGCTGTTGCTGTTTTGTCCGTACATATCGTACTTGTATTTACCAGCGTCAACAAGACCAACTGTTGTTAAACGTATTTTTGTAACACGTTCGTTTTCTGTTATCACCTCTACGACCTGAGCAAGTTGTTCACCTGTCATTTCGTAGGTTAAAACAAGAAGGTAATTTGTAAACGCAACATTGAAGTAAGCACGTCCCTCGTCTAACGAAAGCCATGCGTATTGATTCGCAGTATTTGTATTCAAATAAACCATTCTATCCTTTTATTTGTTTGCTAAAATTACATCACGTAGGGACGCTTTGTCCCTACATGTGTAAAAGTTTTTTGTTAGTCAAGGATTGACAAAGGCGCACCGCTCAATTTGTACGCTCTCTTTGGAGTTTCGTGTACAAATGCAAGTGTGTAACCATTCATGTCTCCAAGTGCTGTTCCTGTCGCTGCTGTTCCTGTTGAAAGGTCAGCACCGTACTCATAACCAACAGCCCACCAATTGTCGTTTGAATCGTTAACGAAAACAACAGGGCGACCTTGTGCAACTGTTTGCAACTCCAAACGCTTAGGAGCGCTCAATTTGTTCAACATAACGTTTACCGTCTGCGTGTAGAAAATAGTTCCTGCATCGCGGTTGAAGTTAATTGTTTCTTCGAAAGAACCCGTTTGCGTTGGCAATTCGTATGTATACAAATCACCTGCAACTGGACCGATAATAGCAGTAACAATTTCGTTTGCGTCAAAAGTTAACGAAGTAACTGTGTCGCAAAGAATGATTTTCTTAATTCCACCGATGCCGTCTTTGCAATCAAGTGTAAAACCTGTGCTTAATTCACATGCCATAATTATATGTTTTTTATTAGCACAAAAGAGGAGCGGTGTTTAGCCGCTACCTCTCTATATGCAAGGGTTAGAATGGTAAGATTATGCAGTATATTGGTAGAACGCAATCTCGTTTCCGAAACCGTATTGTACACCTGCGAAGAATTGAGCAGAAAAACGAACGTTGTCAGAAAGATCGTACTGATACATATCTAAAACTGCAACATTGTTCCATTGGTCAAGAAGGTTTGTTCCAAACCAAAGGTTAGACTTCTGATAGAAAGCCATTGTGTCGTCAGACATACCTGGGCACTCGATAACATCATACTGTCCCTGCCAGTTCATTACAACTGATTCTCCTTGATACAAGTAGTAACCACCACCAAGACCTAAGATAGCGCTTCTGTATGCTTCAGCAACATTTGAAGAAACTGCGATTACAGGCTTCTCAGTTGCACGACGAACGCGTGTAGGAAGTGTAAGAACTAAACGTCCCATTTCTTCGATTACGTTTGCAGAAGTGATTGCCTCTGGAGTAGCAACGTCAAGAACCGTAGCGTCAGCCAAGAACAAAGTCTCGAAACCTGCGTACTCACCTGTTGTTGCATTAACTCCAGACCACATAACAACTTCATTGCGTGCTGCAATTCCTGCCATTACGTTAGCTATAATTGCATCGGTCAATGAAGCGTGAAGTTGTCCGTTCTGCTCTGAACGTGCTTCCCAATCTTTCAAAAAATCGTTTTTACAAAGTTGACGTTGAACTTGGAATTTTTCCAAAGTCAAAACACGCTCGCTTAATGCAACTGTTCCAAGTGGAGTAAAGTCGCAAGTAGGTGCTTCGAAAGTTACGTTGTCAACAAGACGACGAACAACTTGTTTGTAGTCAATGTTCTCTTTGAAAGTAACCGCAGCCAAAGACTCGTTACTTAAAAATGCAGCGCGGATATATCCAGCAGCCGCAGTACCAGCAAATGTTGAGCTGATAGGGTTTGGTGATAATGTAGTAGCCATTTTTTATTGTTTGTTTTTTTTTATTTATTTAGATTAAATACAAAACGTTCTTCTGCGCTCATTTTGTGATATGGCTTCGAAGGTGTGTTTACTTTTGCTTGCTTTACTTCTTTGATTGAAGTAGCGGCAGGCTGCGCGCTTAATTTTGTCACTTCGCTTGAAAGGTTCTCGTTCGCTTTTTTAGCGTCAGCAAGTTCACTCTCCAACTTAGCAACCAACGACAAAAGTCCTTCAACCTCTGCGTTGAATGTGTCCTCAACAACAACTTCTGCTGCTTGTTCTTCGGTTTCTACTTCAACCTCAACTTCTGGTTCTTCAACCATTGGTTTCAATTCAACAAGTA